ATTGACGGACATTTTGGTTGGTATACACTTAGAGCGTTAAAACAATTTCAAAAGAAAAAAGGTCTTGTTGCCGATGGCATATGTGGACCTAACACATGGAAGGCGTTAATGAAGAATGGGTAAAATAGATTTAAGGGATTTAGGAGAACGTGTTTTAGCAACGTTTTTGCAAGCTTGTGGCGGAACTTTAGGCACTAATTCAATTGTAGATATGGGTATTTCTGAATGGAAACTTATACTTGCATCTGGTGGGGCCGCAGTTCTAAGCTTTTTGAAAGGATATGCCGCATCTATTCTAGGAAAGGATGGATCTTGTTCTGTTGTACGCAGAAAAGATCTAGATGAATCCGACTTGGAAGAGATGTATGGCGAGGTTCCGGCAAACTAAAAAATTATTTCAAGTTTTAAGTAGAGGTTTATTAGCTTCTTTGCTTTTAATTGTTTGGTTTGCGCCTCCTGCGCCTGCCCAAACTGTGTGTTCAGCAACTGAAACTGGTTGGGAATGCACAATAATTGTAGATACTGTAGATGAAGGACCTAAGTTTACTTTTGTTATTGCAGAATCAACACAAGTTACTATTACTACTTATACAAGTTTAACGTGTAACGATCATGGATTGGAAAATGGGAGTGCAGACCCGTATATTTATTTGTATGACGATAATGAAACGTTGCTTTTTGAAGATGATGATTCGGCTCCGCACAATAATGGAACAAATTTTTGTTGGGATTCCTACATACAAGAAACCTTAGACCCTGGCACGTATGTGCTTAAGGCTGACGTTTTTGATGAGTATACGGTTGGCACGTATTCGATGGATATTTCTGGAGGAGATTGGACTGTTCCGCAGGAGCAAGAACCTGAACCAGAGCCTGACCCAACTCCGGAACCTGAGCCAGAGCCAACACCAGAGCCAACGCCTGAGCCGACACCTGAACCTACTCCCGAACCTGATCCAACTCCTGAGCCGACCCCAGAGCCAGATCCGCTACCAGAACCAGAACCCACACCACCAGAGGTACTCCCCACCCCAGTACCAGAGCCTGAACCCATCCCATCTCCACTCCCAACGCCATCATTACCAGTATTTGAGATGCCGATAATAGACATAGAGGAATTAGAACTAGTCCCATGGGAAAATGGTATCACATGGGAGGATATTGATTATGAAGATTTTGAAGAACTGGAATTTGAAGAAATTGAAGAAGAGGAAATTGAAATTTTACTTGAAGAGTTTGAAGAGGAATTGAGTGACGAAGAACCTTTGGAAGAGGAACAAGAACCTGAAATAATAGAAGAAGATGAAGTATTATTGGAAGAATCCGAGTACGAAGACCTTGAAGTGGATGATCTCTTTGAGGAAGAAACAGAACTTTTGGAAGAAGTATTATCAGACCCAGAGGAAATTGAAGAATTTTTTGAAGATGTCTTAGAAGATAACGAAGATTTTTTTGAAGAAGCTGAAGAAGAAGAATTAGAAGAATTATTTGAAGCCGCTCCAGCTTTATTCAATGAAGCACCGGATGAAGTTAAAGATGAATTTGAAGAATCTGTAAATATTTTTGATGGTGGTTTTGACGATTATGTTGCTGAAGATAGCACCATAACTGTAGAAGAAAGGCGTGTTGTTGTGGCGGCAACAACAGTAAGTGCAGTAGTAGCCGCTAGACCTGCGGTACAGCCGAAGCCTATACTAGGTTCATCGCCTGCAAGCGGTCCATCAATCCCTCAACGAAGGAGGAATACATGATTAAATTCTTGAAGAGATTTATTCGAGAGACAACCATGCTTGGCTGGACTATTGGAGGTACTGGCCTTGTATTGATTACATTATCAGGAGAAACACGTGAATATGGTATTTACATTTCTATTGCAAGTTTTATTGTCCACATGTTTGGTGTACTTATTAATTGGGACAGTGAAGAAAAGTGAATCTTTTTGCAAACACAGTTCTACGCATTGTGAGTGTTTTCGGAATACAGGTAATGGCAATTATAGGGGGAGCCAGTATGATTGGCGGCATCCCAGTTTACAAGGCCGCAATTCTGAGTGGTGTGTGTGCTGTGGCGCAAGTCCTACAGAAAATTGCAATTGCATTTGCTGACGATGGAGTGTTAACTTCTGAGGAACTTAATGCGGCTTTTTCTAATCATACAGCTCCACAAGTTGAAGAATAGTTGCATTTAGGTTACAAATACTTTATATTTAGTTGTAGGTGACAGGTCACCAAGTCGCATCAAAGCAGGCTTTGATAGCAAGACGAAGTAATTTATTCATCTACAAGCATATAAGGAGTTAGCCAAATGACGGCAACGACTACTACGCTGGATGCGGCGCTAAAGGAATATTATCTTCCACCAGCTCGTGAACAGCTAAATAATGAAAACATGATGCTTGCTCAGATCGAACGGTCTTCACGTCACGTAGAAGGTCGCCGAGCTGTACTTTCTTTGCACGTACAACGCAACAGCGGTGTTGGTGCTAGAGCAGAAGGCGGTCAACTACCAACGGCAGGAAGCCAGGGATATGCAGAAGAAAGAGTAGGCCTTGCCTATAACTATCTGCGGATCAAAGTATCTGGACAAGCTATGAAAGCAACAGTAAATGACTCAGGTTCATTTGTGCGAGCACTTTCATCAGAGATGACACAAGGTGTTAACGACCTACGTCGTGACATTAACCGTCAAATCTTTAACGATGGAAATGCGGCTATAGCACAATGCGCTTCAGTATCTACAGCAACAGTTACACTTACTAGCCCAACAACACAGCAACTGAATCAACTTCATGTTGGTATGTTGATTGACATTGGTACAGTAACTGACGCTGATGCTAAAGGCGCTGGGCTTGAAATTTTATCTATTGATAAATCAGCAGGTACAGTAACCTTTACCTCTAACCCAACATCAGGAATTGGAACCTCGCACTTTCTATTTAGGCAAGGTAACAAAAAAGATGCTGACGGTTCAGGTGCAGATGCCGCTGACAATGCAGGTACACACGAACTTATCGGTCTTGCAAAGATCGTTGGGACCGCTGGTACTTCGCTACATAACATAGATTCAAGCACATACCCATCTTGGTCATCTATTATCAACGACAACAGTGGCACAAACCGAGCCGCAACTGACACTCTCTTTGAGAAAGTCATTGACGACATAGACATAGAATCAGGCAAAAGCCCGAACCTATGTGTCACCACTAAAGGTGTACGTCGTAACTATGCGGCACAGTTGAAGAGCATGAAGCGATTCAATGACGGAGCTTCTCTTACCCTTAAGGGTGGTTTTAAAGCTCTGACTATTGATTGCGGAGATGTTTCACTTCCACTTGTAGCTGATAGAGATTGCCCAGCTAACCTGGCATACCTGCTTAACACCAGCCATATCGTTCAACACGAAATGTCTGACTGGGAATGGGCAGATTATGACGGAGCTATTCTTAGGAATACTGCTGGCTACGATCAATTTGAAGCTTACATGTTTAAGTATCATCAAATCTGTACTGACCAGAGAAACACACACGGTAAAATTTCTGACCTATCGGAGAGTTAATCATGGCTCTAACGATATCTAATGAAGACCGTAGGATTATGGGTGACAGGGTAGTCATTGACGCAAAAATTGCGTTTGATGATAGCTACCCTACAAACGGAGAAGCTTTGGCTAATACTCAGTTTTCTGGGTTGCACCAAATAGATTCACTAATTGTGCACTCAACTAATCTTGCGTTGCACCGTGTTATCTGGGATGACACCAATAGCAAACTTAAAGTATTCGTAGAAGACGGCACTACAGGTAAAGAAGCTGAAGTGGGCGATACTACAGATATCAATACTTTACGTTGTTTGGTACAAGTTACAGGTAAATAACCTCTAAACTAGGACCGGCAAGGTTTTTTTCCTTTCTTCCTTGTCGGTCTTAGGAGAGTTATGAACAGATCAGAATTAACTAAACGTATTCGAGAAACTAAACTTATAGGCAATGATCTAGCAGATATTATAACTAAAGGATCTCCAGCTATGGGTTGGGAAGGTGATCCCTTTCTTATGGTTTGTTGGAATAAAGAATTAAATCGCATTGAAATATGGGATGAGCGGAACGGGCCTGGCAGAGAAACTTTGGTAGGTTCTGCTCCTTTTGATCCTCCTCCTAATCCATATCAGATGGTGCAGTATTTGTTAATGCGTGATATGTCAAGAAAATCTATTGATGAAATAGTTGATGAGATAGATACTCATAATGACAAAATAATGGAAGATCAAGCAAAGGAACATGCTGATCGGATGGCGGAAGCTGAGGATAAAGTTGCTTTAGCCCACCATAAAGAAGTTGGTGGCTATCGTAGCAGAGTGTACTAAGGTAGTTTTATGGTAGAAAAACGAGCAGGTAATTTAGATTCGCAAAGAATACATTCTCGTAATGTAGCTAGAAATCCAATGGTTCGAGAAGCTCGTCGTGACAATCGTAAACCACGTAAACAAATGCCTAAGATGGGAGCGCCTACTCCTAAGAAAGTTCCTGTTGAGCCTAGAGCTGTTGATGTTTCTAATGCTCAAAATGTTGATCGTAAACAACGTATGCAACAAGTAGTTCCTGCTAGTACTGTTCCTACTGTTGCTCCTCAACCTGAAATTGATGTTTCTGGGTTTCCTCCTATTACGTCTTTTACTGAGGATCAACAACAAATTATGAAAATTATGGCTCTTAAAAGTTGGATAGAATTAGAGATGGGATTATGACTGCGGCTTCTGCGTTAATTATTCAAATACGTAATCGAGTTAATTTGGCTACTGATGATGCCAGGGTAACTGATGCTAATATTCTTGACTTTCTTAATGCGGCTATGCAAGACGTTGAGTCGCAATATAGTTGGCCTTGGCGACAACAAGTAGAAACTATTTCTGTTAGTGCTAATGACAACACGTATACACCTGCGGCTGATTGGCGCAATACTTTATCTGTTACTTTAGTGGACCCTCCTGCTGTTTTACAAAAACGTACTTGGAAATGGACTAGGCGTGTTGCTTGGGCTGATATGACGGGTACTCCTGCTTATTATACTGAGCATGCTGGTGTTATTTATTTGTATCCTGTGCCTGATAAAGCGTATTCTATTGAGCATAGGTATTTAGAAACTACTGATGTTTTGGGTAGCACGAGTGCTACTGTTGGCAATCCTGATTGGTTTGACAATGTTATTGTTACTAAGGCTTCTTCGTATGTAGCTCAAAAGCTTAGAGATAGTGAGTTGTATCAAATGTTAGAAACTCAATATAAGCAACAGTTAAAGTCTTTTGCTGATGATGTTTCTAGAAGTTATGAGCCTGTAAATATAGCTACACGTAGGGATTGGGAGCATGGATAATGCCTACAGAGCAGAAAGATATTGTCACATTTGACGATTGGACTACTGGTCCATGGCATTCGTTAGGTTCTGATCATGGCCCTAAAAAAGGTTATTTTTATGATTGCGTAAATATGCAGTTGTATGAGAATGGTTCTTTGGGCCCTCGGCCTTGTTTAAAAGAGGTTGGTATTAACGGGGATGTTTTGTTTAATTCTGCGTATCAGCATTTTGCTGGTGTTGCTTGGTATCAAGCTACTGATTTTAATGCTGGGCCTTTGTCTATAGAATCAAGTGCTAAAGCTCGTTTGATGATTATGGAAAAAGGTAGTGGCACTAGGTATTATTGGGATGAGACAGCTCATTCTGCTGGCACTTTAGGTAGCATTGATCATTCTACGTTTAGGTGTTTTCTTAAGCCTGCTAGGTATTCTGAAGCGGCTTGGGATGCTAGTTCTGAAATTCTTATTAGTTCTATGCCGTTTCAATATAAAGGTAGTACTGATATTATTTTTGGTGGTGACGGTTATTTTAATGGTTTAGATGACACTGGAACTGATGGTTATCAAGCTATTACTGCAAGTGGTGACGCTACGTTAACATCTAATGAGTACCCACAAAACTGGGACCCTATGGGTTTATTTGGTTGGCGTGACAGGTATTGGGCTTGGGGCGATTATGATTCAGGAACTAACTATAACGGTAACCGAATATATTATTCTCGTGTAGGGGATATAAGCGATTGGCGAGATGACGACAATGGCGAGAATGCGTTCATTGCCGTAGGAGCTGACCCTGATTTAGCTATAGTTGGTTGTTGGCAAACGTTTGATTCTTTGCTTATAGCTATGGCTGATGGTAGATGGTATAGGTTTGCGTATACTGATAACCCTGGTTTTGGCGAAATTAGATATATAGGCACTAAGATATTGCCTGATTTTTATGTAACTGCCGCTGTTACAGGTTCAGCAATTGTTTATATAACAAGACAAACAGGTGTTGTTGTCGCAACTAAAGACAACATAGATGACCAAACGTTTAGTTATGTAAAGATACCTAACGAAGGAGATGATTCTATTGACGCATATTTTATGCGAGGTGTTCCTTCACACGCACATAACGCTGTGTGTTTACCTTACAAAGTAAAAACTGTAGGTAGCACTGTTCCTAATAACGTGTACAAAGGTGACCGTTCTTTAGATTTAGTTAATGGTGTATGGACCCATCAACTGTATTTTGGTCCAGGTGACGATAGCGTATTAAACCCTGCAATTATTGATGTTATCCCTATGGGAAACGATCACTGGGGTTTCTTTGCGTTAGATGAATACAACACACATGCTAATCCTGATAATTCTTTGTACGTTAGACCTGTAACTTTAAATAGACCTTCTAATAGTAATGATGCGTTTACGGGCAATACTGAAGTTGCTGTCCATACAACTGATACTGATGACAGATTTGAAGGCGCTATTTGGTTAGCTACGTATAGGCCTCCTGAAAAAACGTCTGCGGCTATAGAAAAAGTTATTATTGATTTTGATTTTTGGAACTCTAGTGGTTTTACTACACCTGCGTTTACTGTTAAAGCTGATTGTGTGCATCAAGGTGATGAAATAAGTACTATTACTGTAGGTTCGTTAGACGCTACTGAATTAAGTTCTACTTCTGGGACTGTGTATAAACCAAAGCAAGGTCGTGTAGTTTTGCGCCCTGGTCGAATGCCTTTGTGTTCTCAAATAAATGTAAGCGTTACAGGTATTAAGTCTGTAGCTTTTAATGAAGTAACGGTTGAGTATGCGTATGAACCGCAAACTCCTTTAACTAACATAAACACATGACGGCTTGGCTTGATTATATTAATGATTTAAATACTGATTTTGATGACGATAGTCCTATTTATTCTTCTCTTAACGTCGGTACTGGACTAGTACTTAATGGAAACTTGCGTCAAACTCAAGGAGAGATACAAGCAACTGGAGTAAAGCTCGACAGTGTTTCATTAACTACGGTTCAAACTAGCGCTGAATCTTTTGCTGATAACGACACTTCAATTATGACAAGTGCGGCAATAGCAGACAAAG